GCGTCAATTAGCGGTTGGATAAATTCAGAGTGCTTTGCAGCAAACTTTACGATCTGTGCATCTAGCTCCGCTCGAAGCTGATTTTCTGCGGCTTGAGCCGCTTGCTCGTCATCGTAAACTTGTCGTGCCGCAACTACATCGGCCTCATTGGTTCCAAGAAAAGGTTGCCCGCCACCAATCGCAATAATGCCTTCACCAATAATTTCTAGTTCAGCAGGTAGCCCCGCAACTATTGACGCAAGCTGAACCGACCTTGGGTAAAGGTCAGTGTCAACAGAATCGTCGCTAGAAAGACAGTTAGTGATAAACCAACCCAGCAGATGCTTGTCGTTACCTTCCGGCAACGAGGCGTAATGGTCGATCAACGATCCCGCATTGTTGTTCGTTACTGGGTCTACCTTGACAGCAGATTCCTCCTGCAAATAAATGCGGCATTCGCGATTGCTCAATGCAATGGAAGTTTTTGAGGAAAGGTGCTGCGATATTTGCTCATCGGTTAAACCAGCATCTTCCCATTCCTTGATGTCGCGAAGGTAGTCGATAGGCATTTGTTCTGGTCCTTCAATCTCTTGTGTATCGGGCATTGTTATGACTCCATAGAAACTGTGTACCGGTATGACAGCGTGTAGACACCATCGGGTATCGGATGGATCAACAGCTCGTATCGCGTGTTTCCGGTAAACGTTGGCTCAACCGTGGCTTGTTTGACGCGAACGGCAAATCCCTTCGGTCGGCCTTTGTAATCCGTGGTGTTGCTTAATCTTATTTGCGATTCGCCGTAACGCTCGATCTGCTTTCGTGGCACAAAGTCATCGTTTTCGACTACGAGAGATCCTTGAATATCAGCCAAGTCATCGGGAAGATCGTAGGTGGCTTGGTTTGCAACTGTTGTGATCGTCGCCAAAGGAGTAAGAAAACTCCAATTGTGCGTGTATGTCATCCCAGGAATGACCGGTGGGTTGCTGAATAGCCTTAGCCCATCGCGGTAGATTTCTGTTACTTCAGCCAGCTGTGCAGAACTCCACGCTTTGAAATTTGGACCAAAGCCAACATGAAGCCCAATTCTTTTGAACAACGATTCTTTTGTTGTTTCAAGGGTTGTCGCTTCTTGCTCTGGCCAAACGCCAGCTGTTGTGCTCGCGGCTGATTCCGCGTCCAGCATTACACTGGACACAAGCATTCCCTGCTCCTTTGTTCGGTAGTCTGTTGCACCCGTGCCGCTACGTTCCTCCATGACTGCCAAGCAGCAAGCAAGAATCGTCTGGGCATGATTCGTTCCAGCGACCGGCCACGGAGCAGCGTCAGTCAAACGATTGGGAATGATTGAGTATTGAATCGTTATCGTTTCGCTTTGAGCGGGAATCGGATAAACCACCAGCTTGTTTGTGGTTTGAGTCGCCCCGTCACCGATGACAACACGCTTTGATGCGTACATCGGGTATCCACGCTTCCCCTCATCGTTAATCAGCTGACGAAGGTGAGACTCGGGGGCAATCGCCATTTTTCCCGTGTCCTCAGTCCTGTTGGAAGTTGTTGGTTCAGACAGCAGCGAATTAAAGTTGGCTGGCAGGTCATAAACCGTCTGACCTTCAACAATGCTCACATCCAAATACGAACTCAGAAACGACCAGTTGTGAGGTGCCCGCTTCAAGCGTTCCTTCTGGGCCTCGGTAGCGTCGGCAACCGTAAACTCAGAAGGCACAGGCTGATAAAATCGAAACAATCCTCCGTCAATGAGCGAATCAATGACTTGACGTTGATTGTTGTCCAACAAAGCCAAGTCTTTCGGGTATCCATCTATCACAGCAGCGATTTCTTTTCGCAACCATGACAATGAACCGTAGGGGTAATCTGTAACTGCCCAGCTCATATCAGACTCCAACAAGTAGCTTGTCTGTTGCGACACTTCCGGCAAGCTGCTGCTGGAAATACTGCCAGTGAACGCCCCCTTCTTGTGCCATTGTTTCGGGATTCATCTGCTGTTCAGCCGCAGCAAGACATGCTGCCATAATCGTTTCGGCATGAACTCCACTTCCGTAGGCCCAGGGGTTATCAGCGGAAATGATCGGGGGCTCAAACACGTACCAAATTTGAATTACAGCCTGTACGTTTTCATCAGTTGCCGTGCAAGCAGGGAACAAACCAATCTGGTATCCAGTGTTCCCGCGAATCTCAGCTGTGCGAACCGCAGTGTATCGGGGAGGCGATGATTCCTGGCCCTTGTTTGTTCGCAGGCGAATGCCAGACTCATCAGTGATCGCCAAGGGGTTTTCGGCATTGCTCAATGCAGGAGCACCGGCAAACCCAGCAAAGTCTCGTGGCAGTTCGTACCAGACTTCTCCTGCTTTGACGGAAATTTCCAAATACCTACGCAAAAAAGACCACGCATGTGTCAACTCGCCGGTCGGGAAGTAGAACCAGCGCAGGCCACAACGAATGCAATCTTGTATCGACTGCTTTTCTTCGGCACTTTGGTTCGTCGCACTTAACGGGTAGCCAAGCCGACGCGCGATAGTGCGGGACACTTCTTCGTAGTCTGCTCTCAACATGAGTCACACTTTACCTGTAACGGACATTTATTTTTGCACCAGAACAAGCAATCACAACCGTTTCGTTGTACGTGTACTCGTTGTGCAAAACGCTTTCGTGATAATTTAAGTCGAGCACAATGCCCGAAGGAACGTCTACGTCAAGAATGACCGTAGATCCAGCAGTGACGGTCAAAGCCCCAGAACCACCAGACAGAGTAATCCTGCTGATCGTCCAAAACTCACCCTCTGTCGCTGGCAGGCTAACCGATCCAGTTCCTTTCTTGTTGTGAGTTGTTGCTAATTGAAGGATGCTGCCTTTGCTTTTCATGGTTTTGCTTTCTCTAAATCTGGGATAATCGTGTCCACAAGAATGACCGACTGAGAAGGAACTTCTTTCATCTCATCGCCCATCTGTACTGTTAGCTTCATGCGGCGTTTGGGAGTTGGACCCACAAGAACCCCAAACTCATTACCAACTTTAACTGTGGCTCCTGCTGGAACCTTCCTCCAATCGGAAACAGGCAAGCTTGGTGTTTCCTTCTGAAGCGACTCAGCCTTTTTCGGTAAAGGTTCACTGAAATCGTCTCTCATGGTGGATTGGCGAATGTCCTCTGGAACCGAACGATCCAAGCGAACTTCTGTAGGAGGCATTTCCAGCACACGAGGATGACCGTCAATCTTTACGGCTATTGTTCCGCCAGAAACAAGCTGCTGAAACGTCCCACTTTTCCTGTGACCACCAAGGATCACTTCAACCTTCGAACCTTTGGGAACACCATCCCAGCGTGTTTTGTTTTGAGCAGCTGGCTTTGCGTTTGGGGCATCCATCGAAAATGAACGCATTAGCGGAATCAACATTTCGGGCGGAAGCGCACCACCCCCGCTATGAAGTCGGTGATACATTCTCAGCTGGACCATGTACTCAGACATGAAACCCTCGGACCAATGGTGTTCTGGCAAACCCGTGGCAGCTTGTATTTGCTGTGCGTTTTTGGGGTGAATCATTGCGTTTTCCTAGAGCATGAAAAAAGGCGGCAAAGCTGAATTGCTCTGCCGCCTTTAAGTTATCTATCACTGGTAGTGATTTTCTACGCCGGAAATTACGAAACCAGCACGCAGTTCAGCCAGTCAATGTGGTTGGCACCTGTCGAGGCACAAGCCGAAGCAGCAGCGAAACCAAGACCACTTGGGAAGTTAGCTGCAACGATTTCGGCGTTAGCCACAGAAGCAACCTGCTTGCTGTCCACATAAACAGTCAAGTAGTCAGTTGCCTTTTTGTCTGGATCAATGACAAAGGCGAGCTTTTGCCAGCCATTGACCGTCTGAGTAGAGGCAACAGAGGTCAGTTGCGTGATTCCGGTGTTCGTTCGATAACCAAAGGTGATCTTTGAACTGGAAACATAGAAACCAATGAACCCACTGCCCGCACCACCATCTGGAATACCAGAGGTAGAAAGGCGAGTAAGGATTCCAGGGGTGCCAATGCCACAAAGAACATTGCCCGCAGCAAGCGACCAAATGTTGGTTTCGAAGGCAATCAGCCCGTCACCGACTTTGCCGATCGCACCAATGCCACCACCGGTTTCAACACCAGCGTAAACGTCGGCACCAGCACCAGCAGTGGCGACGACGCCATAACCTTGGGGGGAACCAGCAACCGTACCAACGGTCTTGCAACCATTGGCAAGGATGTTGCTGACTGCGGAACCGCAGTTTTCAAACGATGATGTCACACCTTTTGCGTGACGAGTCCCATCGGGACTCATAGCCTCGCCCTTTACTTTCGACCAAACGCGAGTGCTTGGCTGACGTGGAGTGTCAGCACCGCGATGGTTCGTGAAAAGAGCAGGAGAAAGCAAACTTAACATGCTTTTTAATTCCTAATCAAAATTGAGTTTGTTGTATGAAGAATGTTCTGCTCAGTTGCGAACTATGCTTTGGAGATCACGAAATTTCCACGACGGTCGATGCACATATAGTTCATCCAGTTGTCGATGTGGACCGTTCTCACGTTATGCTGCGAAGGAGAAGTCTTAGGCTTGCTACGACGCATCTGGCAACCACGCTTGGCAAATGGCCGGAATGTTTTCCAGTTGATGCCGTACAACGGATCATCGAGATCGTTGTTTTCCAAGTAAGGAACCCAACTCAAAGGAACACCACCGATCGTCACTTGGTTCATAAACCGTGCAACGTCCGATCCCAGCTGGTCATTGCGAGTCTCAGCCAAACGCTCAAGCGGCTCTTGGACTCGGTATGTAGTCAGAATCTCGTAATCGGGTTCGTGCCCGTTTTGGAGACTGGCATACTGCACAGGAGGTGCAAAATGGCAGAAAGTCAAAGCTTTCTTCACCTTCTTCACCAAGTCATCAACAGTGATGTTTGTGTAACCAGCAGTATAATTACGCCATCGGGCGTACTCATTCGAGTCGATTCCACCAGCACCACCAGCGAATCCAGCTGGGTTTCCACCCTCGAATCCACCGTTGACAGCAGTTGAAGCATCTTTCTGCAACCAGAACGGGATACCCATTGGCCGTTTGTCACTACCGGAGGTAGGTGCAGACCACAGGTTTTCTTCATTCAACTCAGCCATTGAGTTCAACGCATCATGCTCACGCACTTTCAAAATGCGAATGATGGTTTCACGATCTGACTGAAATTCCGGCTCATCAATGTCGTAGCTGTAATTTACAGTCTGCATGGCCCAGGGAGCCAACGCACTGACCATCACATCTTCGACTCCGGTAACGTCCGTAGCGAACATTCCGGTGTTTCTTGCAAGGCCAGAGTTCTTAACTTGGACACGCCAGCTAATTTGCTCGCCGCCTCGTTCCTCAACCTTGTTCTTACGCATAAACCGACTTGCAACGTACTTTTGGTACGGCAATGAAATGTCGGTCCATTTATTGCGCTTAAAATTTTTCAGCGTCAACTCAACGAAATCGTCAAGCTGGTCTGGGGTCAATCCCACGCTCATACTTATGCCTCATGGCGTTTGTGGTCGCAGGAGCGACCGAAATTAAACGAAAGGGATACGCACCCTTTCTGCCAAGGCATCCTAGAACCAAGCTTGTTCAACCGTTGTCGTCCAACATTCGACGGTACGGCTTTTCTGTTAATTCCATGATACGCTGAATTTCCCGTTCTTCGTCGTCCATCGGTTCTTGGGAAACCTTGCGTGAACTTGACCTACTGCCAGCTCCCCGCTTTCGGCTTGCTTGCTTTTTCAGCCTTTGTACGTTGTTCGACTTTTGCACTTCTTTAACTCTGTCGCTGAATTCAATTTGGTGTGCGTTTTTTACCAAAACATCCAAAGGCGGGATCGGCTTTCCAGTCGCCTCGTATCCTGCGGTCAACGTGTCGATTGTTTCTGCAAGCTTGATTCGCCGGTCCATTTGTTCCTGCGGAATCTTGTTTGCCTTACTACTCTCTCCGTACTGCTGCCCGTAAAACTCGCTATCTATTCCATCAAGCGACCTACCGAATTCCTCAATAGTGCTGTTTTCACGCTGGGCCTCAAGTGCCGTATTGCGCTGCCGTAGTGAACTGACTTCACCTTGCAGCTTGTCAATTACCTTGAAAACTTCTTGAGTCGTCTTGTCGTACTCAGACAAATCAACCTTTGATATGTCGAAGTGAGGACTGTCAGACCCTTCACTTAATACTTCTTCTTGCTTTTGCCTTTCGTCGCTGGTTTCTTCACTGGTTTGCTCGGCGTTTTCTTTGGGCGGCTTCCGCCTTTGCTGGAGGATTTGTGCATCGTAAATCTTTCCAAATTTTTCGAGGGTAGTTTTATCGCCTAGCTGATCTACGTCCTCTTTGATGAGTCCGTAAGACAAGCCAAGTTCGTAATCATCGTCGCTAAAGTTGCTCGGTTCCTCATCCGAAGCTTTCGGATCTTCTGTATTTTGTTCAGATTCCTCAACAGCTTCGGGCTCGATTCCGTCCGAACCCGACTCAGCTGCGGAGTCGTCGTCCACCGTGGCGTCAGCATCATCCACGTCTGGATCAGACGACTCAATATCATCGGGGTCAGTGTCGAAGTCAGCACTTGCAAGTGCCATCTCATCTTCTGTTAATTCGATTGTTTCTTCTTCTTTGCTAGACATTTTTCCAAGCCTTTCCTAGAGGATTTCGTGTTTTATGACGGCATCACTTACTATTTCTCAAGACCAAATCTTTTGCATCTTCAAAATCCTTTTCGGACAACATTGCCCCAGACCCGTTTTTAGAATTCAAGTCGTGATAACCTCGGGCCTTCATGTAGCGTGCTTTTGCTCGCTCACTGCTGCACTTTACTTGGTAAAACTCTGGGACTGATGGATCTTGGACAAACTCAACGCCGCGAACCTTGTTCAACTCTAAATGTTCTTTCATTTCCTTGAGCTGGTGCTGACCGAAACCAAGAGCATCGCTCACTATTTCCGTCTTTTCTCGTTGTCTCTCAGCTGACCGAACTGGCACACTATCGCCACGAACACGTCGTAAAATCGTGCCATCATCCTTTTCATAAAACCCATCACGTGCCTCGATCATTTGTTCGAAACTAAGATTGTGGATCTTGCCGTTGTCGTCGCGGAACGGATATTTCATGGATTACGTCTTTGGTGTAGCTGGTTCTGGGACTGCCTGCTGCGGTACTCCACTTCTATCCCCAGCAGATTCATTTCTTCTGGTGTAAGTGCGATTCGTAACCGGTGCTTTGCCCTGCTGCTGTTGTGGCCCTTGGTCCATTGGATCAATCTCGGGCTGAGTGAACTTCACTATGTCGTTTATCACAGGCTGATTTAGCATTTCGGCATACTTAGCAGTCAATTCCTGCATGTCGATCATGCCGCCTTGCTGCTGTAACAAAGGCAACATTGGCGTATACATCGTGCTCAACAGTTGGTTGAGAACAGCAATCCGCTCTCCTGGACCTTGATAGTTCATCGAATAAACGTCGAGCTGAACCTTGTAGTCGCCAATCGTTCCCTCGCGATCTTCCGGTTCCCAGTTGGCTGATGCCGTCACATCGGGAAATCCTGGAAGCGAAATTTCCCCAGGAATTTGTTTGTATTCGTCTGAAAACAACAAATTCCCAAGCTCAGATACAACGCCGTTCGCTGCTTTGTTGACAATCTGCTGCAAAGATTGCTCCATTCGGCTGACTGCTCCGTTAATTAGCTTTTCTTGGCCAACGCTATCAGCACTAGCACCCAAGCCCATGATTGCGGAAAGATTCCCCGCCATCCGGTCAAACAGCTCCATTGCCTGCAACATAAACGCATTAACCTGCGGATCGACGCCACCGAGAGTCATTGGCACAACCTCATTAGGATCGGTCATTTGAACCAAGTCACCGTCGCCTGCCTGCTTTACCCGCATCGCGTCAGCTTTACCCTGTGGCGTATAGCCGACAATCTTTTTGCTTCGCTTTGCTTGATTTGATGCCTTACGCATTAAGTTGTTCGCAAGACGATCCAGTGGGGCCCACTGCGTAACGGGAGGAACCGGCATACATTTCTGTGGCACAGTTTGGAAACCAAGGATCTTGTAAGGACCAGTCTCTTTTCCAGTGTACTCTGCAATCGCAAGAGGCTTTCCCTTCAACGCACACGTGTGACGATCACTCACCGCATACGTGTAAATCAAACCGTCGCGTGGAATGTAAATGTCGCAAAGATCAATCATGTCGTCGAACTCAGTGTCCGATATGTTGTCCTCGCGACCAATTTCGTCCACCCGCTCGCCAGTCTCATCCATCTGCTTCGATGGGCTCAGATCCGCTATCGCATCCTCGAAATAACTGCCGTTTTGAA